GTCAAGATACCTTGAGTTACTTTGCGAAGTTGGCTCAAGAGGACTAATTGATACTCAGTCTAGTAACAGAGAAGAGGCAGGAGAAATCCTGCCTCTTTTTTAGTATTTTGGTTGTAAAGATTCTGTTGTTCTATCGGGCAAGTTATTATTAACATAAGAAACATTTTGAAAGTTAGAAGTTCTTTGTGAAAGATTGTTAATTTTTGTTTCTTGTCTATTGTTTGTAGAAGACTGTTGATTCATTTTTTGATTTTGTATTTCAGATTGAGTTTGTTGTAACAATTGACCGGAATTCGATGTTTTTGGTCCAAAACTACTAACATCAACCCCAATTACATCACTTATTTTCTCTCCACCAAAAATTTGACTTGCAGTGTATTGTCTAAATCCGCCCGGTGCTGCTTGAATCTGCTTCTGTTCATCTAACCATCGTAAAGCAGCAATAGCAGGTGCTTTCATTTTTATTGCGACTTTTCCCACACCTGCTTCTTTCATTTCTTCGGAAACTTTTTGAACTCTGGAAAAACTGGATGGGTCTTCTCTAAAATCACTTACGGGTTCTCCAGCCTGTTTTCTTTGTTGAATTTCTTCTATCAAATCTTTATATGTTCTATCCCAAGGGGAAGATGTTTTAGGTTCATCTTCTGACAACAATTTTTCAGTTTGAGACGAATCAATGTCTTGTTCTTCTTCGTCTTTTTTACCAAACCCAAAAAATGATTTAACAACCTCTTTAAAGGGTCTTTTCTTATTTTCTGGTACTGGAATAGTTTCTTGTTGAGATGGTGTTTCAGGAACTATTTCAGGAGTTGTTGAAGAGTATTCTAAATCTTCTTCTATTTGTTTGTCATAAAGATGTTCTAATGCTTCATTTGAACCGGATATGATTTTTCCATCTTCGTCTAATTGTGGTTTAGCATAAGATAAACCTAATTCGTCTGCTCTCTCAATCAAAGCATCTCTTCTTATCTTTTCTATTCTTTCTGGATGTCTATGTGCGCCTGCAACGTCAGCGTTTACTCCTAATTTCGCATCGGCATATTCTCTTTTAGCCTTTCTAAATTCAATAGAAGCATAGGTTTTTTCACTTTGCAATCTTTCAAATTCTTTTTGTTTCTCTGGATCAGCATAACCCATTATGTCTTCATCTAATTCGTCTTTACCAATCACAGACATTTCACCTGCTTTAGATTGAAAATCTTCTAATTCCGATTGTGCCAAATCGAATGACTTTTTCGCTTCTTGTGCATCTTCTCTGTATAATTCGGCAAGATAATCATCATATTTAGAATCAGAAACTGAATCTTGAATCGTTGCCTCTTTTTCAACTAATTCTTCAACAGGTGGTGTATCTTCTTCGTCTTTTTTACCAAATCCAAAAAAACTACCTATTTTTTTAATAGCAGCTTTTCTCTTTTCTCTTCTTTCATTCATCGTTTGTTGATACCTTGAAATAATTTCTTCACCACTCATTCTCTTTTGTTCGATAACATCATTATTATTTTCGATCTTTGGTGTTGTTTCTAATGAAGAATCTTTTTCACTTACTTTTAAAATTTCAGAATCAATCATATTTTCAAAAGCAGTATCAACTTCTCCAAGATTTGTAATACGTCCACTTTCGTCTTTTTGAACTGTAAGACCCAATTTATCAGCATTTTTTAACAAAGCATTTCTTCTTTTAATTTTCGTTTCCAATTTAGATTCATTTTTTTCCATTACCGTTATTCCTAACTTTTCGTCGGCATATTCTCTTTTAGCCTTTCTAAAGTCAATAGCAGCATAGTTTCTTTCAGTTTCTAATTTTCGAAATTCTTTTTGTTTCTCTGGGTCAGCATAACCCATTATGTCTTCATCTAACCCATCTTTACCAATCACGGACATTTCACCTGCTTTAGATTGAAAATCTTCTAATTCCGATTGCCTCAAATCCAATAATTTTTTTGCTTCTTGTGCTTGTTCTCTAAGCTCTTCTTCGTACCAATTATCATCATTATCATCATCATTGGTTTGTGATTGTGAATCTTGAATCGTTGCCTCTTTTTCAACTAATTCTTCAACAGGTGCAGTTTCTTCTTCTTCGTCTTTTTTACCAAATCCAAAAAAACTACCTATTTTTTTAATAGCAGCTTTTCTCTTTTCTCTTTTTGCTTCCACGTTTTCCAAATGCCTTTTCCAAATTTCTTCACGACTCATTCTCTTTTGTTCGGGTTTTAAAATCTCACTTTTAATATCATCATTATTTTCAATTTGTGGAGGTAAAGCTACCGATTCTTCTAATTTATTGTCAGTTCCTTTTGAAATTTCAAAGTCGACCATGCTTTCAAAAGCAGCGTCAACTTCTTTAACATTTGTAATACGTCCGCTTTCGTCTGTTTGAACTTCGGGTAAACCTAATGATTTTCCGAAATTCATCATTCTTAACATTTTAATTGAACTGTCGATTTTTTTATCTGTTCTTTTTCCTAATTTAGCAGCAGCAAATACGTCTCTGCTTTTATCTGATTCCATTGAAGCAGAATTTAATTCATAAAATAATTGTTGGTATTGTGATTGTTTCTCTGGGTCAGCATAACCAATTATGTCTTCGCCTAACTCATCTTTACCAATTACAGACTTTTCACCTGCTTTAGATTGAAATTTTAAAAGATTGTAATTTGCTTTTTGCACCTTTTCCCAATCTTCTGCTGCCTTAACTCTTAATTCTTCTACCTCGTCGTTGTAATAATCACCAACAATTTTTACTCCGTCTTTAGTTTCACCTAAAACTTGTCTTTCAAAAGAATCATCTTTCTTTTGTTCTTCTTCTTTTTTGTCTTGTTCCTTATCTTGTTTCTCTTCTTCTTTAGAATTTTCCTTAATGCCAAACATTTTCCTAAGAAACTCTTCTTGCTTTGCTTTTGCTTCTGCTTTTGCTTCTTCTTTTTCTTGACGTTTTTTCTCTTTCTCTTCTTCTTGACGTTTCTTCTTTTCTTCTTTTTCTTTTTGTTTCCTCTCTTTCTCTTTTTCCTTTTCTTCGTCTTTTTCAGAACCGCCTGAATCTTTAGAACCCTTTCCTCCTTCTTCTTTCTCTTCACTGCCTTCTGATTTGTAACCAGACCATGCTGCTAATTTTTTCAAGCCAGGTATTTTCTTAGGATTGACAAAAGGTATTGCGTCTATAATTCCAAGAATGAAGTTAATTATTTTCTTGGGAACTGACATCACTGCATCGGCAATTATACTTGCTATTTTACCGACAGATTTGAATTTAGTTGTAAGAAAATTGAATATGGATTTAATAAACTTGAATATCATGATTTGTGGAAAGAATACCACCTTAAAAATAAACGATGCTATCTTTGTCAAAATCTCTTTCAGATTAAATTTCTCAAAAATCCCCTTTAGGAAATCAAAAACTTTACCAATCATATTAAACAGGAATCTATATGGAAACGTGACTAACTTAAAAATGAACTTTCCTATTTTACTAAAGAATCCACCTTCAGTTGATGATTCGTTTTTGGAAAACAAATTTTTTATCATTTCAAATGGAAACATTATTGCTTTCAAAACAAATTTTGCTACCATTTTATGAAAATTAAAAATCATTTTTAGTGCTCCAAATATGGCTTTGCTGATCATTCTTGGAACAAAGGTGATTGCATTTAAGATGAATTTTATTACTTTATCGTTGAAGAAAACCCACAGTCCTTTAAACAACTCTATAAAAGCACCATAAATCATTTGAAATACGCCTGAAAGCATTCTCTTTATACCATTCCATATTCCTTTCAAAGCCCCAAAAATCATTTTTTTATCTAATGTAAAAATACCAACGATTAATTTGAAAGCTTCGATAATTATTGAAATGAAACCATCTATCATTTTTATTACACCTTTTATTGGCGCCATTATCATATTGATAGCAGTGTCAAGAATGATAAAAATAGGATTTAATAAATCTGCCAAAAATCCAAACATTTTTATGAATCCATCTATAAACTTTTGAAAAATGTCTGCAAAAGAAAAAGATGCTAATGCTTTCTTTGCCATGTCTAATCCAAACATTCCTAATACGAATCCGACTATTGATTTCAATATGTCTAAAGGAACAAATATGAGATTTTTTATAGCAGCACCTAAACCAGCAATAATAGATTTACCTAATCTTTTAATCAATCCTTCACCTTTACCTTTTCTCCATTGTTTAAAAAAACCTGATATGAAAGAAAATAGACCTACGATTACAGTTATTGCAATTCCTATTGGATTAGTTGGAGATGCGAAAAATGATTTAAGTCCCGCTATAATTTTTCCAGCACCAGCACCACCTCTCAAAATGGACACCAAACCAGAAGTTACTTGTGTAAGCATTCCAATAAAACCACTAACTAAAGCCTTCAAACTTCCTTTAGAAAAAATTCCCTTTATGTTATTAGAAATAGATTTTCTTAAATTTTTAAAACCTTCAAGAATTGCTCCAGCTGGTATGAAATTAGCAACAACTTGACCTGAGACAGAACTTAAAAAACCTCCTCCACCACCTCCACCTGCGCCTTGACTGCTTAAAACTCCACCTCCAATATCAGAACCTCTATCCTTCAACATTCTGAGCATCTCTGCTCTATTTTCTTTTTCTTGAAGCCTATTCCCAACTATAACAATACTAAGATTGTCAATTGATTTTGAAATTTCCCTGAAATTTTGACTGAATTCATTTTGAATAACATCAGTTAAATTGTAAATTGATTTATTGATGCTATTAAAAGATAAAGTCAAACTTTCAAATTGTTTTGGAGAAAATCCAGTAGGTTTTGGTTTAAAAAATGATCCTATTTTTTTCTGAATGTTATCACCGATTTGAGAAAATCCTTTCGATATTGAAGTGAAAGGACTCAATAAATTGTTTCCCAAAGAATTAATAGAATCATTCAAACTTTTGAATGGTGAATTTATCGAACCTCTCAAAGATTTTAGAGAAGAATTTAATGATTCCGATAATTCATTAACAAGCCTTTCATCTCTTGTTCCCAGATTATCTAACTTAGACAAAACTTTCTGAAAATCTTTCCGATTGTTACTGTCTAAACTTTCTATTTTCTCTGATACTATTCTCGATTGGATTTCTTCAGACATTAGAATTTAGATTTATGTTGTTGCATTTTTGCATTTTCCTCCTGTACATGATTAACTAACATATTGACGTATATCTCTCTCTCCCAAGGAAGCATTTCATTCAATTCGGTTAAACTATATTTGTGATGTTGCATCATTGCAAAATTTGTTTTATAGTGATTAACCAAATTATCATGGGAGAGAGCTATTAGAAAAAATTATTAAGTCCCCTTACAACAATTTCGTTATGGTGTCTACAACTGATACAATCAAATTCTATTTTTGCTTCAACAACTGGAATTTTAGAAAGATAGTTTTGTATTTTCTCGATTTGACTATGATTCAATGATTCAATGAAACTAAGTATTTCTTTACTTGAGTAATCATCAGTTGAGTAAACATTTTCCTCGTCATAGATGTTTTTAATACATTTTGAAATGATTCTCAGTCCTTCATTCATTTCGTCCGATTCATTTTTAACGTCGATACTAATTGTATCTTGAAGTCTTGGCCAACGCATTTCGACTCCTATTTTTTCGTCTAGTAGAAATTTGTTATCCTTAGAACCTTCGGGCCAAACAACTTGGATTTCATTCAAGTTAATGTCGATTTCATTTTTAGCACCACAATCTTCACATTTTAGATTTAACGTTACTATTTCCCCAACTGAGCGTGCCCTCAAATTAAGGAAAATGTATTCGACATCGAAAGTTGTCAATTGATCGACATTCAATTTTTCAAAAGTACACTTTGAAATAATTTTCTTAATTGATCTGAAAATCTCAGAGGTACTCTTTGATTCCATTGCTAACATTAGTATCTTTTCTTCGGATACTAGATATGGTCTATACTCAATTATTTCATCAGTTGATGGAATCTTTAATGTATAGGTAGGCGTTTCTATTTTTGGTAATGATATAGGCATGATTTTTTTGTTTATTGGGTTATTCTTTCTTCACGATAGTTTCTATAATAAAAAACTGTTGTGATTTTGTTTGTGGCATTATCACTGGCATTACTGAGCTCTATTGAATTCATTGTTATTGGATGAGCATCAAATAATACCACTGTATAAATTGGTTTGTCTTTATGATCTAATTGTGAAATAGTAATGTCTCTTACATAATCGTCGTAGTATCCAGCTCTGTATCTATTTATGTCTATAATTTCATTTATCCAATCTTCTATATATCTTTTGAGTGAATAAGCATTTGTTAAATGAAAAGTTAAAGTGACATCGTCGTTCATGTATCCATAAACATTCTTTTGTTGCTTGTTCCAAGTGAAAAATTCATTTGTATTTATTTGACGACCCGGTAAAGAACATGATTCACATAAAAATGACACATTCAATCCACTTTTGGATATAGACAATTCAAACCTATTTGATTTTGATAGGTTATTTTCTTGTTGAATCGTTGACTTGAAATCTTGTATTGACATTTTAATACATTTGAGCAGATTTTGTCCAAACCGTTTTTCTATTTTGATAGACGAATTTATCAAACGGAAGAAAGATTGCCATCTCCCATTCTGGAGGTTGAACTTCACCAATTTGACTTCTAATATGTTCGTTGAGGTATCTCTTAAAACATGGTTTGAATGCTCTCAATTTAGCTGCTCCTTTAAGGAAAGAGTATGATAGAATTATCTTTGTAGAATCATCATAACTTTCATTATTCGTGAGTTCAAGCAATCGACTAAAAAAAATAACACGTTCTCTCGGATGAAGATAATGGAGATTCAATCCAGTGAATCCATCTTTTACTGGTTCGACCATTATGATGAGTGGAAATCGGTCATAGTAAGGCAATGTCTCTTTGTACTTGGGATCGTAAGCATACAGAAACATTCTTCCGGTTTTAGGTTTTTGCTTTTTCTCGATAGAATTGTCTTTGAGTAATTTTTCACCAGAAATTCTGTTTTTGGTTAGTTTGTCTCTAAACCAATTCAAAGACTCTTTCGTTCGGGGTTGAATTCCCTTACGAAATGCCTCGACTTCAAACTTATCGAACAATGAAACTTGCTTTGCCATCTATGTATTTATTCAGTTAGTAGCTTGATTCCCAAAGATTTTAACGTGTTCTCGGTCCATATATCAAACTTCCATCCTCGGTCTAATGCGTACTCCTTTGCTGCCTTCCATTTTGATTCGTTTTTCATGTAGGTCAGAACTTCTTTCAGATAACGTTTTGTTTTTCTACTCTTGATTTCGGGTGGTTTAGTTTGTGCCTTCGGTTTGATTTCGATGAGAAATGTATCTCCCTTTATTGTAGTGAATTTCAAATCAACAAAGTATCGGTGAATTTTTTTGTCAGTGGTGCAACGATATGGAATGATGATTGATTCAGATGACCAAGAAACAATTTGAGGATTCTCATCCAACCATCGAAACGTTTGTCGTTCCCACAGTGAACGATAAACAATATCATTATGATCGCCTTTGTACTTATCTATGTTTTTTGGTCGATATTTTCCCTTGTAAGTCATATAAATAAAAGCAAAACTATACAAGTATTTATATGGGAAAAATAACTACACCATTAGGAGATTTTAATACTATTTTTAGTAATAGTAACAACGAAGAATCAAAATCAAATTCCTCTGCAAATGATAAATCACAAGAACCTAAAACTCAAGGTAATGCAGGTGGTTCTGGATTAGTGTATCCAGATGATCTTTTGGGAAATCAAAACTCACCATTCATAAAATTTAGACAGGTGGGCAAAGATGTAACAATTTTTCTACCAATGCCTCCGAATGGAATTTCTTTCAATGATGCTGCTAGTTACGGAACAGTTGATTTAGGTTTAATTGGACCCGTATATAAAAAAATAACTGATGAAGATGGTGAAGTTCCAGATTATGACGAATCACAAAAAAGTACAATGTCTTCTCTTCCAGCAGCAATTAGTAATCTTGTTAAAAAGAGTGGACCTGAAAATGTGACAGCAGCAATATCTTTAGGTACTGGAAAAGTAGAGGCAAAAAACACACACGTTGTTTTTCAGTCAAATAGTCTTCGTCAATTTAGTTTTGTTTTCAAAATGGTTGCTTACAATCAGGAAGAATCAAATACAATTAAAAGCATAGTTGATGTTTATAGGTATAGTGTTTATGCTGAATTAGAAACAAATGGTGTTGTTGTTCAATTTCCTAAACCTTGGATTATTCAATTTTATCATGAGGGTGGCAAACTAAACGAATATCTACCTTACATAAAACAGGCTTATCTTACTTCCTTGACAGCAAACTATAACGGTTCTACAAATTTATATCACAGAGATGGCGCACCAGTCGAAGTTGATGTAACACTTCAATTCCAAGAATCAAAGGTATTACATAAACAAGATTTGCGAGTAAGTCTTGAAGAGGGGTACAAGTACTTTGAACAATTGGGTGGCGGCGGTAACGAATAATTCTAAATTAAAAAATACCCATGATTTTCAACGATTTTCCAAAAGTCTCATACAAATTATCTAATGGTTTTGAATATAGAATATCAGACATAACTAGATATTCAAACATTGACTATTCTAAGCTAGATAATTTTTCTTACTATCGTTTTTACGACATAGTAGATGGAGAAAGACCAGATGTCGTCTCAACAAAATTGTATCGAGTACCTAATTACTTTTGGACTTTCTTTTTAATTAACGATCATCTTAAAAATGGTTATGGTAGTTGGCCAATGTCTTATCAAGAATTGGAAACTCACATAAACAATGAATACGAAGGAATTTCAATTCAAACTAGTGAAAGCTTTTTAGAATACGGTTTTGTTAAAATAGGTCAAACGTTTACCATAGAAAGTGATAATGAAGCCACTGCAAAAGTTTACGCAATCAATCAAGACTTAAATCAAATCATCTTGAAAAATGTTACAAAAAATTCTAAATGGTTATTGTCAGAAAATTTGAGTCTTGTTCCAATAAACTATGACACATCGACGCCAAGATTATCAATTCAAAAGGCAGTTCCTTACAGGTATGGTTTATCACATTACGAAGATCAAAATGGTATTCGAATTCCAATAACTTATGGTGTCAATTACAATTTTTCTGGCGACACTAACGGAACAATTTATCAAACAAATCAGAGATTGTTTGAAGTTAATTTTGATGAAGTCGAAAAGAGAATAAACACTGAAAGATCAAAAATAAGAGTCATCCGACAAGAAGACATTTTTGATTTTTCAGAACAATTTAGAGATACCATAAATGCCAGTTAATCTTAATATAATACCCGGCACTTCTATTGCTATAAAGCCTAGTGGTTACAAATTAATTAAAGTAGAATTAACGAACCACGAAAATAGAAAAATTGATATTACTAATTTGACTACTAGTTTTCAAATTATTGAAAGCATATATCAAACGTACAGCAGATTAAAATTAAACATTAAAGACAACATAGGTCTTTTGGAAGAGTATGAAATCAGTGGTCAAGAAAAAATTCGTGTTGTATTTGAAAAAACAGACAAGTACATAGGAACAGTCAGAATCGACAAAACTTTCTATTCTACTGAATATCCAGATTACATGAAATCGCCAGGTCCTAGAATACAAGTTTATTCCTTTGTTGGTGTAAGTGAATTTGCTTTTCTATCGCAATTTAAGAAAATTTCCAGATCGGTGAACGGAGAAATTAAAGAAATCATTCGTGACATCTTTATTAAAGATTTGCATGTTGACCCTTCAAGAATTGTAATGACTCCTATTGAATCACCCAAAATAAGAGCAATCATACCTAACTTTTTTCCGATTAAAGCAATCCATTGGTTGTTGAGAAGATGTTTTGATCCTCTTCCCAAAGGGAGAGCACCATTTTATGTTTATGAAACTTTGGATAGTAAAATTCACATAGATTCTCATTATGATATGATAACCCGTGGAGTTTATCGTGATTATAAAGAAGGTAGAAATTACACGAAAGACCCCGAATTTGAAGAAGATGAAGATTATTGGCAAAGATTGATACGAATGATTCAAATCAATTCGGATATTAAGTTGACCAAGTTTTTGCCGGGCACTGCTGGAGCATACGCATCAACAACCGAATATCTAGATCAGTCAATTAAAACTTATTCAAAAGAAGATTTCAATTACAATGATGAATTTGAAAAAATGACTTGGTTAGATAAATATAAAACGGTATCAACTCTTTTTCAAATTGAATCTGAGGGTAAAAGATTATACGAACTTCCTGACGTTTACACTAACAGAATATCTTTAAATTATGAAGCATACAATTTGAATGACATGAATTATCATAATCCAACCGGCGGCAAAACTTTGAATAGAGTGATATGTTACGAAGAACAATTTGACGCATTAGTTCACGATGTTACTGTTCATGGAGACCCAACAATCATGTCGGGATTGAAATTAAATTTGCATTTTAATCAACCAGTTGATCCCGAACTTGCAAGAGAAGGATACGAGAATAACATCAATCACATGGTCGATAGATTTATTACGGGTGATTACATAATTACTTCGGTGGAACATAATTTTGATGGAGAGTATTTTCAAAAATTCAGAGTTAAGAAAGATTCTTATTCAGAACCACTAGAGGATTAAAAATGAGTTTGATAAACAATAGACTAGATCATTTTCAAGAAGGTTCATTTGCTTGGTTTACCGGAGTCGTCGAAGATGTTTTAGACCCTCAAGAGTTGGGTAGAGTCAGAGTTCGATGTTTTGGATACCACACTGAAAGAAGATCAGAAATCCCAACAAGAACTTTGCCGTGGGCACTTGTTTTAACACCTGTTACAAATCCATGTATGGATTCTATTGGTGAATCTGCTACTGGCATCATCGTCGGAACATGGGTTGTAGGATTTTTTCGAGATGGAAAATCTGCACAGGACCCTGTCGTTATAGGCACATTACCATCTAAAACTTCAAACATTACACCAGATCGTGGTTTTTCTGACCCATTCGGTGACTATCCAAAAAGAGTCAATTCACCTGACATGCCACTTGAAGCAAGGACTGGTTTTGAACAAGCAGGAACGTATTCAAATCGAATTGACTCTCGACAAGATGCGATTGAAATAGCAATTGCACCAAATGTTTCTTCAGTAGACCCTACAAGTAGAGATGAAGAAAGACAAACATGGAGTAGTTACAGACAAGAAGATGTTCACAAAACGAAGTATCCTTACAACAAAGTAAACAGGTCAATTGGTGGTCATTTAACTGAAATGGATGATACGCCAGGATACAAGAGATTACTCACTCAACACGCATCGGGAACGTATCAAGAAATCATCAACGATGGATCAAGATCGACTGTTGTAAAGGGAAACAACTACACTGTTGTTTTTCAAAATGACAATGTTTACATCAAAGGTAGTTGCAATCTCACAGTTGATGGAGATGTGAGAACACTCGTAAAAGGAAACTATCACCTTGAAGTCGAAGGAGATTACACTCAGAATATCAAGGGGAATAAAAGAACGAAGGTTGGAGCAAATCAGTACGAAGAAATAGATTTTCATTACAGTCGAAATATAGGTAGAACTCACAATGATAGAATAGGAACTGATAGCATTATCATTGTTGACAATGACTTGAATTTAACTGTCGGAAACAATTACACCGAAACAATAACAAACGATTACTTGAGTAAAGTGATGAACAATCGAACTTCAGATACCTACTCAAACAATGACGAATTCGTAGGTTTAAACAGTGAAATTTTTGTATCGGGAGACAATAAAATTCAAGTCGTTGGAAACAACGAAATAAACTCTGTTAAATCAACATCAATCGCAGCAACAGAATCTTTAACGATTGGAACTGGAGGTCCGGCATTTTTTAATGTTGGAGGAACCATGACCACGAAAGTTATTGGAACAAGTCTCCTAACAACACCTAGTTATTCTATTGTTGGTAATGTTAATCAAGTTGGTTTCATAACGAGTACAGGAGTTGTAACTGCTTCTGATTGTTTAACCAATAAAGGAGTCTCTCTCAACTTACACATTCATGGAGTTTTAGCATCTGGTGTAACCACTATTCCAAGATAAAAATGACTATCAGTATAGATTTTTTAGATACAGTAAAAGAGGATTTAAGTCTGCTCCAGTCAGAAGCAGACTCATTAAAAGACTCTGTTGATGCTCCATTAGATCAAACTGGATTAAGCACCGAAAAAACAAATATCGAAAATACCATCACGTCAATCGAATCTGAAATCAGTGACATCGACGATGAGATTGATGCCTTGGACCCTGAAGACCCTTATTATGATATTGATTTGGAGATATTAACTGATGATAAAACAAGACTGCAAAATCAGATTTTAACTTTAGATTCAACCTTGTCTTCATTAAGTGATTTATCAAACACATTAGACGATGTACAAGATTTAATAAACCTATCGGGTAATTCAACCTTGGATGTGTTTGGAGATGTTTCGAGTGGAATTGATGGAATCACTCAAGGAATACAAGACAAGGTGAAAATTTTAGACTCGAAATGTAACTTACCTTTACCGTTATCACAAATTGGAATTGAAGACCTCAAATCAATTGCTGAAAAATTTGCTGCCAAACAAGTGTTGACGATTGCTCTTGAATCAGCAAAACAAGGAATTCCATCGAATGTATTATCTCAAGCAACTTCGGTGGTTGGTAAATTCAATTCAATTCGTTCATCAGTTCAGGGAAAGTTGGATACATTAAAAGGTGCTGCATCCAAGGCACAATCTTTGAAAGGTGATTTCAGTTCGTTGGTAAATGGAGAATTGACTCCCGAAGGAATTCTTTCTGTTGCTCAAAAGTGGGGAGGCAATGTGCCGGGATTAAATGGATTATTAGACACTGCTTCTCAAGGATTAAATGCTCTACAAAATTTTGACATCTGTTCTTTGGTTCCCAATTTTAAATTAAATCCTGAAACTGGAAATATAAGAGAAGAACCAAATGATCCAGTTCCACCCACAGAGGAACCTGAACCTGCAAAAATTCTAGTTCCAACAGTTGAAGATTCGAGACAAAAAGAAACTCAAACAATTGATGAGAAGTACGGTGGTTCGGTTCAAGTTGACGAAAAAAGACAAGTTGAACTTGAAAAACAGAGAGAGATATATGATAAAGAGTATGCTGCCGCAACCGAAGATGTGACAAACAGGTTCAAAGAAGTTGATAAAGCATTGAAAGCAAATATGGCAAGCAATGCTTATAAGTCGTTATTGGAAAAGAGCAAGGTTCTTCAACAACCAATTTGGAGAGTTGTGGAAATTTCTCAATTGTCTCCAGAAGAAGAAAATGCTTACATACAAAATAGAGAATTGAATAAAGAATGGAGTGCATTGAGTGATTTGATTAGTAGACTTAAAGAATTTGAATTCATTTATAGAAATAGATTAACTAATAGAGCAAAAAACAATAGTGGAAAAGCAAATGCCATTGCAAATGCAAATAAATCAATTCAAGAAAAACTTACTGATGAAGATTATTTTAGAGATGTAGTGGACTATACACCAAAGGTTAATTTTTCATACGTCAATGAACAAGCAGAAAAATGTTTCAACGTTTTGAAAAAACACTCATCTCAACTATATGATTATTACAATTACTACGATCACAACGTATAAATATAAGTTATGGCAGGTAGGTTATCAGACTTTAATCCAAAAACGAATTACTATTCAAATTTAACTTCAAGAGAAAAATTGTATGGTGATTTGGATTTAAGAATGCCCATAAATATAAACACCGGAGACATTCAAGTTTTCACTGATACAGACGCAATTAAATACTCTCTCAAAAATCTCATTCTTTCCAATTATTATGAAAGACCATTTAAACCGTTCATTGCAGGAAATGTGACAGGACTTCTTTTTGAAAATGCAAATAGATTTACCGCAATTCAATTGGAAGACAAGATAAGAGAGTTAATAACATTATACGAAAAGAGAGTCAAACTAATATCAGTAAATGTTGATAACGAAATTGATAATAACGAATTAAACGTCTCAATACAATTTCAAATCAGAAACCAAATTCAAGAAGTTGACATAATTTTAAAGAGATACCGATAAATGGAACAGATACCAGTCACAGAATTAGATTTTTATAGAATCAAGGAAAACATCAAAAAACACTTTGCTGATCGTGAAGAGTTTGCAGATTGGAATTTTGAAGGTTCTGGTTTGAATTTTCTTATAGATGTTTTGGCATACAATACTCAAATCAACGCATTAAATTCTCATTTAGCAATCAACGAGTCGTTTTTAAGTTCTGCACAATTGAGAAATAACGTAGTATCTCAATCTAAACTTTTAGGGTACATTCCAAGATCAACAATAGGTGCTTCAACTTCATTAAACATTACTGTACCAGCAATCAACACCCTAAATCCCGAATTAACAATTACAATTGAAAGAGGTCACTCTTTTACTGCTTCGAATACAAACGGTTCTTATACCTTTCTTGTTACCGAAGATATGAATTCTGAAAATTATGACTCTGATAGTCAAACCTACACTTTCAATAATGTAGAAATTAAAGAAGGTACTATCAGAGAAGTACTTTCAAGGATTGATAATACAGAATCAAATCAGAGATTTGAAGTGCCCGATACAAATCTCGATTTGACTACAATGAAAGTCTATGTTCAAACACCTAACGGTGACGAAGAAACTCCATACGAGAGATACGATAAACTTTCCAATCTTGATGGTGACAGTCTTGTTTATTTTGTCCAAGAGAGTTTGAATGGAACTTATGAAATTTACTTTGGAGATGGTGTAATCGGAAACAAACCTGTTAATGGTTCCATAGTAAAAATTGAGTACTTTTTTTCATCGGGACCAGATGCTAATGGCATTGGAATTTTTAGAAATTCAACAGCATTTGAAGGAAACCCAAGTGTTACAATACAATCAAATGGTCGTTCTTCGGGTGGTGCATTGCCTGAATCCATCGAGTCGATACGATTCAATGCTCCATTGTCCTTTGTCACTCAAGAACGTGCAGTAACGGCAGATGACTACAAGACGATCATTCGAAAGAATTTTGCAAACATTCAAACCATCACTGTATGGGGTGGAGAAATTGAACCAGTGCCGAAATACGGAAAGGTTTACATCTGTATCAAACCAACCGAAAGTGACTTTCTCACCGAAGCACAAAAAACTCAAATTTTAGATGTGTTGAAGGGGAAAAACATCGTTACGATTACTCCTGAATTTGTTAATCCAGATTACACCAGACTTCAAATAGAACTATTCTACAAATACAATCCAAGGCAAACAAGTCGAAGTTTAACTCAAATAAACGAACTCATCTTTTTGGAAGTTGAAAATTACAACAATGATGTGCTGAATCAATTTGATGGTGTGTTTCGATATTCAAATTTTCTTCGACGAATTGATGCGGTTGATCCCGGCATTCTCAATTCGTTTGCGAGAGTGTATCTACAAAAAACTTTCACTCCTTCAATCGGTGGAAATTCATACCAAGAGATTCAATTTGCGGGTCCACTGTATATTCCATCAGAGAGAGAATCCATCATCACGTCTTCACGATTTAATGTGAACGGTCAAACTAGTTACTTTAAAGATGAAGTGAGAGAAAATAGTGGAACCAGAGATGTTTATCTTTACACTAACGAAAACGGAACATTCATTAAGGGTAGTTCTCCAATTGGTCAATTGAGATCGAGGGATGGTTTATTGATTCTTAATAATTTCGTATCAGATACCTTAACACCAATCAAAGTCACCGCACTTCCGAACTCATATAACATTGCTCCTCTTCGAAATCAATTGGTCGACATTGATTTGAATCAACTCACCATTGATGGTGAAATTGATACAATCGCAGTTTCAGGTTCCTCAAGAGCAGACAAGTACAATACGATTCCTAGATTTAAGTAATGGCAATCATTGAATCAGTTGCGAGGTTATCCAAGAAAACCAAAGAACCAGCAAGAGCAGGTTTTTTGATTCCCGAATATCTTCGCATCTCTGCCGACAACATGCTCAAGTTTCTTCGTGCGTACTATGATTATATGAATACAACGATTGATGAATCTGCGACAGTTGGTCAATCGGGATACCTTGGAAAACCTTCGGCAGAAATTGCATCTTTGAACATGTATCGAGATATTGATACAACAATTGATAGATACCTCGATCAAATTCAAAAAGAAGTTGCGGCATCGGTTCCAGACGTTTTCACGACCGATAGAATCAAGTTATTCAAGAGACTTGTTGATTGGTATGTGATGAGAGGTTCGGTTGACTCAATCGAATTATTCTTTCGCATCGTATTTTCCGAAGACATTGAGTTATACTATCCGAAGGTAGATATGTTGGTTCCTTCTTCGGGCAAGTGGAACGGAACTCGATATGATGGAAGAGATGGATTCCTCTCTGACATTAAGAAGATGCGAAATCCAAAGTACTATCAAGAGTATTCCTATGTGATTCAGATAAGAAAGCAAATCAATCTTTGGAAAGATGCGTTCAATCGTTTGGTTCACCCTTCGGGATTCATCTTCTTTGGTGAACTTTTAGAGATGGTTGAAGCAACCAATAAAGACTCTTCGGGATTGCATTCCATCATTGGTTCTTTTGGAATGCCTCAGACTCAACCTTACGTTGAGGATTGGAAGAGAGGAATGACCATCGTTCTGACACTCGATGAAACTATTGTGGATTTATCGGTCGGAGATGTAGTGACTCAAGCATCCAATGGAATGACTGGAATCGTTGAAAAGGTCGATGGGTCAGATGTTTAC